CCTAGCAAAGCCCCGCAAATTGTAATTGTTTCTTGTTTCATGTTTTTCATATTGTTAGCACAAAGATAAAGACATCACATTGACATCACTACAAAAAGAATTGTCATATTTATGTCACTAAATGAAGTAATAAATAATTGCAGTCAACCCGGGCAAGATCAAAATTAGGTAGCATCATTTCGACACCACGCAACAAAAAAAGGGGGCTGCTGACCCCCTATGAATTTTTTAATTAAAGTACCCCCTATAGATTTTTTGGGTTTAGTTACCCCTATGAATTTTTTGGGAGTGAATACGTTTTAGAAATTCCTTGTACTCCTTTTTGTCTCCGTATTTTTCGTGACACAATCTGCATACCGCCATTAGGTTTTCAATTACATCCGCATCTTTGCCGCCACCCATACCTCTCGCATCTATGTGGTGAATATCCACCGCCCTCCTGGAGCAACACTCACAAGGTATAAAATCACTCTCATCATACCCAAAGTAGGAGAAGTATATTTTAGTGTGTTTCCTCACGTTGTAGTAGGTTGATACCTTTTTGTGTAGAAAGTCCCTTATCCGTCCTCTCACAGCCGTCTGTGGTTAAATCCACCACTCATATCCTTTCAGCCTCTCAGGAGAGAATAACGGCTCTGCATCTGAAACGGGATCTGCTTTGTAAAGATAATCCTTTAATCGGATATACTCTGTTAGGTAGGGTTGATACGCAATCATCGTCTTTGCCAACTCTACGTCGCTCTCGTGGATTCGTACGTTATGTATAACGGTAGAGTGATCCACATTGAATAACCCACCAATCTGAATCCATTGGCTAGTGGTGTCAAATTCTTTTATGAATGCCATCACCATACGTCTCGCGTACACATAATGTCTATTGCGGCATCTCTGAGAGATGTCAAACCCGTAAAACTCATTCGCGGCTCTCAGCACCCACTCGTATTTTCTGCTCTTTTTTATCATAGTATTCATTCGTTATTTCTTTTGCTTCTAGTAGATTCAGCTTGTGAATCCTCATGTAATTTGCGATGGTTTCTCTTTCCCCGATCAGACGGGTGCAACAGTTATACAAGTCCATCATCTTGCTCAACTTGCTGTTCATATCTCCCACATCCAAGCCTTTGCGTACACGTTTCTCATGCACCTCCACCATAGACTCAAGCGTTAGCTTTGCATCCAGGAGGACTTTGTATGGGTCAAACTCGAACTCCCTCAAGTCAAATAATTCCGGGTCAAACGGCTCTCTCATCTAATTCTCTGATAAAGTTCTTAATTATACGGCTGTCTCAAAATAGGTGTGTTTGTGTTGGTGGCTCATAGCTTGCATCATACCTTTCGTTATCCCCTTTGGGGTATGGCTCTACTTTGTATGGCAGCTTGTTCGTCATGTCTTTGCGCTGATTCTTGCTGCCCAAAAAGTAAAAGTACCTATGCTTTCTAGGTCTATCTATGGTGATTAGGTCGTACCCAAACTTATCTCTAAGCCACTGAACTCTATTTTCTTGCCCCCTAGACATATCCATTATAGTTCCGTTGTGTAGGTGCTCCTTGCCTTTTATGTAATAGTCCTTAAACTCCGCACTTAGCCCCGTGTATATCCAATTAGTTGCCTGATATATGTAGCCATGATGCCCCTTAGAGGTGTCTGCATAGGAAACAACAACTAGAGGCTTTGGCATTAATCTCAATGACCCAGAAACTAGCCTAGATAAAGAGTTTTTGGGTACGCTTTCATTTGTCACAAGCCTATTTAACTCCATCAGCTTGTAACCGTCAAATAGAGTGCGCAAAGTGTGGCTGACAGGAGTGCCAAATGTGCATATACCTTCCATTTTCCCACGAATAAACAAACCAAAAGCATAGGTTATAGGTGGCATACGTCTAGCATAATGCTTATTCAGACACCAGTCCTTACACAATGCTCTATTTATTGGTTGCACTCTCATCTAGTTCTCTGATAAAGTTCTTGATCATGGTTACCTCTCCCATACGAGCATAGCTACTATCCCCTTCTGAGTGGTATAACTTGTAGATCCTGTCATTGATGTACTTGTCAATATGCTGTAATTTCTTCTCCGATGTCATTGCTCCATTTGTCATTTATTGCCCGTTGTAAAATATCTACACCTCCGAAGTGAAACCTCTTCCCGTCAAACGTACCCTCGATAGGTAGTTCGATAGGATTCTCTTTGCCTCCGGTCATGTGTGACTTGATCTTTGCCGTCCATATCTTAGTGATGTTCCAATCATTCGCATCCTGCTTGTACCTATGCACGACAATCATGTCATCCGCCCTGTTCTCAAACATTCCACCATGCTCTACATCCGCAGCATTCGGTGGAGATACTTGGTCAGCGTACTGATGATCTTCCTTGTGTCTTCGCCTCTTGGCATCTGTGTTCGGATGTACACAAAGATACAACGCAACTCCCTTATTGTCTCTCCATTGCCTGAGATCCGTCAGAGCATCGTAATTGTAGTCGTAGCTGCTCTTGTATTTGCCCTTCTCTGTGTCTTTCTTCAAACTACTCCACGGATCAATTATAATGGCGTGGTAGTCCTCTGTGAGCCTCTTATCGGCTGCTGCCATAATACCATATACGGACGTAGGCGTGTGAGACTCCACAAAATCCATATACTCGTTCACCTTATCGTAAGCATCACTCACTTGTTCTGCCGGGATATGTCTTAGGTCAGCATCCAGGATAGCGTTCACGCACATCACTATGAGTTCAAGTCGAGAGTTCTCACTACTCCATACCAAGGTTTTTTTGCCTTGCCGTATAGACTGCAATAGGCACATATAGGTTATCAAAGTAGTCTTACCCGATCCTGAGTTCCCCAAGAGGACAGTAAAGTTCTGCTTATATAACCACCACTTGTCGATAATCTCAGAACCCCAAGTCTCTCCTAGTTTAATCTCGCCTCTGCGATACTTATGTACGAACTCTAGGTCTTTACTCACTCCACTCCGCGTTTAGTTCTTTTGCCGTGATGTCATACCTTGCTACAAACTCCTTCCAAGTCATTGTGATTCCCGTATACTTTACATCATATATAGGTCGCTGTATGTTCTGCTTAAACGGGCTCTTTTGGTTAGGGTTGTAGATCAAAGCAAATCGTTCTTGCCGGGTTAGCTTTGGTATAAGCTCTCCTTGCTCCGTTACCCTAAAGTTCTTCATCATAGGGATGATGTAGTCGCGTTTTGCGTAACACCACCCCGTCAATGTTTCCTTAGTAGGGTATTCCTGTTGGTAATACACTAACTCAATCATGAGTCTAGCCTTTTAGTGATGTCATCAAAACGCTTTGCCGCATCCAGGATCTGCTCACGAGTGAAGAATCCATCACAGAACAAGTCGTTAGCATAACTCACCACAACCGACCCATTGTCTCCGATAGACTTTGCGTGACCCATCAGCTCCTTGGCGAACTCTTCAATGTTTGCTAGTTCTACCTTTCCAGCAATGACAGCTTTCTTTGCCCAAGATAGTGCGTAACCGGACATAGCTCCTTTCTTGCCACCACCCTGACTGCCAAAGTTGTTAGGCTTACCTAAACTGAGTCGTGTGCCGTACTGAGTATCCTTCCTAGACTTGACCTCAACCTCGTCACCGACTTTCCATTTCCCTTCTGACTTAGCATTCACCTCTCCCGATGTGCCGTCAGATAGTTCTACCTTTTGCTTGTAGAACGTGTCTCCTTGGTACTCAAATGTACCCGCATTTTCTGCTTTTGTGATTTTCATAGTATTTCTAATAATGATATTGTCTGTGGTTTTTCTTCCGCAATGTAGCGGTCAATCAGTTCTTTGTCTGCAATCTCTGTCAGGAACTCGTGATAGTTGTCGTATGTGTAGTCATACTCCCTTTGCACATGTTCTCCGCAATGATCTAAACTATCCTCGGTAAAGGTTATTGTGTTGTAGTCATTCTCGTGCACCCAACGCCAAAATACCTCAACGTCAATAGCACTCGTTTGCCCGTCTTCCTCTACAATGTAAAGGTTATACAGGTCTTCATCGTAATAGTATCTCGTTTTCATAGAGGCAAAGTAATGCCAAAAGAACGAGACTACCAAATAATAAATGTCAGTTGTTTGTCAGGAAACCCGATTTCATTCTCTCATACAGCTCTTCCACCGTCAACGTGGTGTGAATGTGGCAATGACTCATATCAGCCTCAACCTCTTCATCTGTCAACATACCGGACTTTATGAATATAACAGCCCCACTATCCTGCGGAACTACATACGATACGTCATCTATGTTTAATAGCCCGTATTGCTGCTCTACAAGCCCCAAATCAGCCAAGTCTCCAACCCTCTCCAATAGTATAGGTATCTTGATTATCATAGATCCATCATTACGTTTATCGGTAGAGTCCCGTCTTCCAGTATTACCCCACTTCCTATTGCAGGTTTCCCATAATGTTTGGCATACGCCATAGCGTAGCTATCCTTGTCAATCCCGCACCCTACTTGCATACCGAATACTTTAAATCTTGCCCCTACCACATACTGCGTGTACGCCTCTGTGTGCCAATGTCCACATACGGTAGTCTGCATATTCTTTCTTGCTCGTGCTATCGCCTTACCCCCACCGTCACCATGAACGTACAACACATCGTCAATCGTCTTATGCTCTACGAACTCCCACTTAGGAGTGTTAAGTACCTCTTTGTAGTCCCGTATCCACGCCCTTGGTATACCACCTGTGAACGCCTTACGCATAATCATCCTGTCGTGGTTTCCGATAATGACAGTAGCTTCGGGGAACGCCTTATGCCAACGCTCTATTCTCTCCTGCGCTAACTCTAGCTCATTCCCAGCACCCATCCCGTCAGGATCAGTCTCGTGGTAAGATGAGTAGTGGTTGTCAATCACATCTCCCATAAAAACTACATCGGTGATATTGTACTTGTTGGCTAGTTCAATGTTGAAGTCCAGGTACTCGTCCAAGCAGAAAGGTTCGTGAAGATCCCCAATAGCTAGTACAGCTCTCCCGTTCTTGCCGCGCATCTCTAGCACGGCTTCGTACTCGTGTGGTTTCAGCCTTATTCTAGGCGTACTATGAGTTTTTGTATAGTCCATTTGAACACTCTTATAGATAGTAGCGTGAGCAATACCCACATCCACCATTTAGTCTTTCTAGTCTTATACTTTATTACCGTCTTCTCACGTATCTGAATCAGCGTGTCCGGCTTCTGAGTAAGTGTAATCAGAACCGTATCCTTGTTCTCTATTGTGTCTTGTCGGATTATTACCCGCGCCCTCGCATCCCCATTAGTGACCTCAATGGTGTCGTGCAAGTAACGAGTTACTGCCACCGTGTCTAGTCTTGGGGTGAATCTGATCTTGTAGATAGTGTCTATCGAATGAGACTCCATTTGGCAGAGTGGTGGATACTTTGTACAAAGCCTATCCATTCTGCGTGTCATCCTCTTCTCGTAGCTACACGAGGAGAATATAGTCGATATAATAAATATCGCGGAAAGACCTATTTTATAGTCTATAATACTACGAAGTCCCATTTGAATCCTAAACAATTAGTCCCCCTTTTTATTGCCGCGCTAATGCTCGATTGAGCGCACTCCATCAATTTGGCAGCCTCTATTTGAGTGTTAAATATAGCCACCTTTTGATAGTCTTTGGTCATGCAAACAATTTTTTTGCCGTTCATGGAGGCATCCCATTTCTTATTCCCTATTGCATGAGCCATATTTTCTTGTTGTGTGCACCATTCCAAGTTCTCCAATGAAGCATTATCCCTAACGCCATCTATGTGGTTTATATATGGCTTATTGTGCGGGTTTGGTAGAAAAGCCTGTGCGACTAGCCTGTGCACTAATCTGTGTTGCCCATTGATAGCGATAGACCAATAGCCGTATGGCGTTTTAGTTCTTTGAGCTGGTATGTAACCCCCATTAGAATACCTCCTCACATTGCCCATGTTGCTTACTTGGACTTTGCCAAAAGTTCTAGGCACGTTCGCCCAATATTCAAACTCTGACATATCTATTGATATATCAACAGCCCCAACATTTTCTAAAAAAATAGACTTACTAACCTTCATTTATTTCAGCCTATTGAATTAGTATCCAACATAAGTCATCGTTGCATCGGGAAACATTACGTTACAGTAATTGTAAATATACCCGTCCTCTATATCTATGGTAAAGTAATTACCACCTAGCATTATATCCTCGAATATCATAATGAGTAAATGTGTTGTACCGACCTAAACCACCTTCCTTCATTTTGCCTTGTGAGATAAGCTTTTCAATCAAATCCGCTACCTCTTGCGGGGTCATCCCGTCCACTATAATGTCTGCTGCACAAGCGTATAGGTGCTGTGAGTTCTTTGCTCCACCTATCCTGGTATTATAGTCTCTGTGTCGATAGCCCGAATTGACTCTTATTGCTGCACCGGCATAATCTCGAAGTACTTGCAAGTTCTCTGCTAGTTCGATTACATTCTCAATGTACTCCTGTGGAATACGAGTGCCATCGTTGCAGCAAAACTCACGTATGTTGAAGTTGTCGGTCAGTTGCATTACTTCAAATATAACAATTCTGTGTAAACTCCGTCTTCCTCTTTTAGAATCAGCCCCTCTAACATAAGTCCGTTAAACTCCTGGATCTTATGCCCCGCCCCGTCGGCATCTATCTGATCACATAATAACAAGTCATTGTCTCTGTTGCCTCCGGTTACGTGATGCAGATACTTGCCCTCTAGTGCTTTTCTAGGAACTCCTGTCATATTAGTGAACGACTCGCTTACATTCTCAATAAGCACACCAAACTCTGTGCGTACCATTCTGACAATACCAATCTTGTCCGTGTTCGTTAGAGCATCTGCAATGCGAATATATCGCTTACGACTGACTGAGTTCGTTCCCAACTTCTCCAAGATGCCATCGAGTTTATTTATCGTGGCATCCGCTTTATTCCCCGCGAACTTGAATTTCATTTCTGTATCTCCTTAATCAACGCCTTCAACTCCTCTAGCTTCTCCACCACGTGCCTCATCTCCATCGGGTCAGGTAACTTCTCCTCCACTAGCGCAATGATCCGCAAAGACTTGTCAGATAGATCGTGTAGCTTCTCGTCCTTCTCTTTGTTATCCTTGTAGAACGTGTATGCAAAAAACCCCAAGACAAATACGAGCGCACCAAAGGCAACCCCATTGTATGGAGTAATCTTAAATGCGTGTTCTGCTGCCTTCTGTGTCAGGTCAAATATTAAACTGCTCATTTTCCCGTGCTTTCTTTGTGTGGTTTTCGTCTATTGCATTAAGTATCCCGGCTAGTAATCTCCCTATGCCTGTTAAATGCCCCTTCTCTTCATTTACTCCCGTCACATGGCTGACCGTCAAATCGGGACTTCCGTATTCTTTCCTGCCCAACTTGTTCTTCAAGAACCAATCGTTGAACACATCCCTGCAAAGTGCATTACCCTTCTGATCGTCCGCAAAAGCTAGTTGGTGGTAGTATGCCTCCATTTTTGTCGTAAAGTGGCTTATCCGACCTCTAATGATGCTTCTCGCTAAGAATTTAATATGCACGTAGATAAATGCAAACGTACCGAACGTCAACATCAGTAGCCTTGCGGCAATCATAAGTACTAAACTTTTTATCATTGTGGTATCTCGCAATAATCGTATGTCTCCGGTAGCATAAAACTAAACTCTGCACTTATACCCACATAGTCGCTACCATGCTCGTGGACAAAGTTACTCATTTCTGCGGAACGCTCGAATTGGAATCCGTGTATGTACTGCTCGTAATCCATAACAGCAATAAAGTCATCCATGATCTTATCGCAGTCACTCAAGGCATCCTTCTCGTTATCCATGTTCTTGTTGAGAACATCCATAAATACAACCTGCATCTTCACTTCCCTAGACGTACCCTGGACTGTCACCCCGTTATTGTAGAACCACATCACCACACCATTTGTATTAGTTGTGTCTACCTTTTCAGGAGTGGTGTACAGAACAGATCCAATCATATAGTGATCGAAGCCGAACTCTTCTAGTTCTATTTTCAATTCGTTTAGGGTCACACCAATTCTCTTAAATAGGTTAGCGCAGCATTGATGTCTGTCATTGGCAGCGTGTAATTTGCTGCATCCTCAATCGTAGTGAGTGCCTCAATCTGTGCGCGTGTTGTTTCGTGTATCTGATAGAACTCGCCTATCTTGGTTTTGAGGCTGTTTAGCTCACTCTCTCTGCGCGTGTCTTTCAAGTAGTCGTGATGATGTTTGCCCTCATCAAAGGCTGCTCTACGGTAGCCCTGTAATTCAAGTAGTAGCTCTTTCTTTAGCTGCGCCAAGGT